ATAGAATGACCGCCTATTTTTGCTCCGCAACTTATAGTAACATTGTCTAAAATTGTACAATCGTGTCCAATGTGTGCGTGTTTCATTATGAAACAATTATTTCCAACGAAGGTGTCAATCTCCGTACCTGCGTCTATTGTTACAAGTCCTGTGATAACATTGTTATCTCCAATGTATACTTTGCCTTTTTCTTTTTGCCAAAACTTTTTATGCTCGGCTTTGTCGCCTATAATACAATAAGCACCAATGTAGTTGCCATCTCCGATAATTACGTTATCGCCAATAATAGCGGTAGGGTGGATAAAGTTAGCCATTCTTTTTTTTATTTTTAGGTTTAGGTTGTTCTTCGTACCAAGTGTAAAGTCGTTTAATCATATCGAATATACAATTACCGCACCATACTGTTAATATGAAATCTGGGCTCATATACTTGCGGTATATATGCTCATACATTTTTAAGATGTCTAAGTCGATATTACGCACATAACCATTCTGGACTGTGTGCCAATTACCAATGTGTTGATCTAAAAAGTTGCGGTGTTCTATTTCCATAAGTTCCACATTAGTTTTGAAAGTAAAGGTGCTGCTACTCCTGGTATAAATACAAACGCAATAACGTCAGTACAAATTGCAGGTAGTAAATATAAAGCCAAACCTGTCCAAGCTGCTAAACAACTTGTGCAGCTGAAAGGCTTAAAATCTAATTTCCACCTCCTATGAAATTGGTGTATCTCTACAAAGAATATTGCAAAGCATATCGCTGCTATAATTATCATAATTTTAATATTTATGCCAACCTTTTATCGGTGAGTATTGTATATCTAAAAATGGAAATTTTATATTAAATTTTCCGTGTTGCCAATGAACTTCATTTAATTCTCCACCAAACCAAGCTTGATGCCATACAAATAAATATCCACAAAATAAACTAAAACCACAATTACCGCTATGCAAATTATTTAACATCAAACCAAATTTTGGATATAAACCTAATTTTGGAAAGCTAAATGATTTTAAAAAATATCTACTTTTATATTGTTTCATTTTCGTAATTGTTTTTTAAGTTCTCGTTTAGTAAGTTTAAGTTCCCTATGGATTGACATATACGGAATACCTGTAACCCTGCTCAATTCTTTAGCGTTGCAGTTATGCTTGATAGCATACACTCGTAATAGTTCCGCTTTGTACCAGTGCATCTTTGACAACTCATCTTCTACTTTGTTAAGTAAATCTTCGTCTCTATCGTGTACTATCAATTCTACTTCTAAAGGCTTTCGGTATGTTCTATAAAATTGGCTTGTATTACTTTGCATCATATTAATCATAGTCCTTACCAAGTAAAACTTTAATACATTACGGGTGCGCATATCAATTAACCTATCCTCTTCCATTTCACATAGCACCTTAAATAATTCGCTTCTTAAATCGTCTCGTAAATCTTCAGGCTGCATCTTATCTATTGCTTCCTTTAGTTCTCTGCTTTCCCAAAGTTCTAATATGATGCTATTCTTGTTCATATTCTTTTAAGGTTAGTTTACCATTATCTTCGGTTGCTATGTAACAAAAACAATTTGCCGTCTTTGCTAAGTTTAAGAAAGCTATTTGGTAGCTGCTAAGTTTATCTCCAATGGCTTTTGTCTCGCAGTATACCGCTACTCCTGTTTGTGTGTGGAAACCTACAACATCTGGAACGCCTTTTAAACCTATGAAGGTTCGACCTCTAACCGCAAGGTTATTGTTGCGCCATACAAAGCACCCGTTTTTGTTTAGGGTTTTTATAGCTTCTTTGGTTAATTCATTTGCGGTCATATTACAAAACTATATTAAGAAAATGAAACTTTGCCAATTTTTATTTGTTCCTCAAAAAATAAAGATACGGCTACTGCTCTGGCTTGGTTCTTAAGCCAACTATCAGTCCATTCGTCTCGGTACTGCTTTGCACTTATGATGTCCATTTTATTAGCTTTGTAGGTAATAATCTCCATTAGTTTCTTTTTAGCAAGTGCGCCATCTTCTTTTGTCCATACCTTGATGCCTGTACTATTAAGCTTTGTAAATACGGATAATGGGTTAAACAACCTATCAAAAGTTCTATTTTCCAGAACCTTATATTCCTGGTAACTGTAATCAATTATTTCTAAATCGGTTAAGTGTGGTATTGCTTCTACTCGTTCTTGTGGTATCATTTTTCTAACTTCGTTTGCTTTTTTCTTGTACCTATCCATTACCTGACTAAAATATGCAGGACTAAAGTTTTGGTAATGGTCTATAAAGTCATTGGCTACCATTTGCTTAAACGCTACTTTCACTTCGTTTATTGTAAAGTTCCCATATTCAGTCCTTATCCAATCTTCTAATAAAGCTAACTTAACTTCTCCAGGTGTATTAATTCCTACAAGCTGCATCAAGTAAATAATGTTTTGCTTAAATATGATAGAGTTTAGGTTCCTCATTCTTTCCCCCGAAAATGCGGTCATAATCTCCTTCTCCATAGGAAGTAGAGTAGACATAGTTGTGATTTCTAAGTTCTTCGAGTTCGTGCTTATTAAGTTTTCTGTGATTGTTTGTAGTTCCTTTTGCATATTGTTTAGAGTTTATTAACCAAGTATTTGCTGCGTGTGTCCAACTTTTCATTGGGTTTTTCCCTACTTTCCACCCGTTGCTTGTATAGTAATTTACAAACTTTTCAGCTTCAATCTTAGCTAAATCTAAACTAATTTTATTAGCCATATATTCAAAAGCTTGTTCAAAACTACATTTACTTTTATTAGTATTAATATCTTTATTTATATTTTCATTTACATTTTCCATATGGGAGTCCATATGAGGTTGCATATGCGTTTCATATGGTGGTTCATATGAGGGTTTGTCTTTAGGTTTCATATTGTTTCGCCTTGACTCAGTAAAGGTTTTACGCTTTTCTTTTTCAACATCAAGCCTGACATTGTACCATAAACCTTCGTTATCCTGAATAAACTTGCATTTCACTTGTTCCCACAAGTGTCCAACCGTATGTTGTATCATATGCGTATTCATATGACCTCGATTAAATTGAAGCATTAGCAGGTCCATATATGCACCTTTTTCTTCAAATGTCATTCCCATTGTGCCACTTACATAGTCACCGGGATAAAATAAAAAAGCTGGGTCTTTTGCCATAAAAAAAATAAACCCCGATAGCTGCGAACTACCAGGGTTATTATTATTTAACCACTAAACACATAGGCGGTTCGCAGTTCGTCTATGAGTTTTCTATTCTGCAAATATACACTATTTATCCGTAATTTCAATTTTTTGACAAATTCTTTTCATTTTGTCCTTAAACCAATCTTCCGTGTCTATTAGGTTATTTGCTTGTTTGATATTGTGAATTGCGGTCGTATGGTCTTTAGTTCCGGTGTATGCGCTTATCTCTTTAAGGTTCAATTTAGTATACCTTCTCAGTAAGTAAGCAGCAGCCTTGCGACCAAAGGTAGTTCTTAAAGACCTATCCCTTCTTGATATATCGCATTCAAATGCTTCTTCTACTAATTTTACGATGCTTCTCGCACCTATATCCGCACCTAAAGGCTCGTTATCTTCTATGCCTAACAACCCTAATTGCGACATCATTTCGTGCAGTTTAACGTGGGTATTACGTTGAGCATAGTATAACTCCTTTAGTTGTCTTATTGAAACATCTTTATTTCTCGTTAGCATAATTAAAACGGCAATCCTTCCGTATCTTCTTTAGGTTTGAAATCATTTACATAAATCTTGTAATCTGGTTGCTTGTCCTCGGTCTTGTAAGCGTTTGCCCACATTGAATATTTAACATCATTGATTGTAAAATTAATTACTTCTCCTTTAGCGGTCTGCTTTTTCCAACCGCCAGTACTCCATTTTTTTTGTTCCATTTTTTACTTTTTTATTAGTGAATATTTACTTACAAATTTAGGTTGTTTCTTATTACCTACGTTAATTAGATCGGACTGTATCTTATATCCTTTGCGTTTAAGTTCAAAGATAACTGCCGATAATCTTAGGCTATTGTACTTCGTTAGAGCCTGGATTGGTGTCAAGGTCTTGCCCGAAAGCAAGTGGTTCAAGATTTGTTGTTTCTGTGTCATTGTTATTGATTGGGTTAAAAAATACTGGTTTGTCTAATTTGTTTTCATACTTTTTAATAAAGGCTAATAAGTCCTCGTATGCTTCTTGGTTATACCAAGCGTAATGGTATACTTCTGCAAGTAGCATCTGCCTTTCAAATGGTAGCAATTCTCTCATTAGCTTTTCTTTATATGTTCTTTGATCTTGTTATACTCCTCTAAGGTCTTGATAGCTTTTATTTTCTCAATAGCTTTATACTTCTGCTCCTGAGTAAACTTTGTTTTATCAAGTGCTTCAATTAAGAACGCCTTTTGACCTTCGCTTACTTCGTCTTTATGCTCATTAGTAGCATCTGCATCTTTGGTATCGTCTATTGCGAAAAGTCCGTTAAGCGCATATTTTCGAGCATACGAGCTACACGCACCAGTGAGCTGCGCTGCGTCCATACCTTTCTTATTCTCCTCTTCACGGGCAAGACCTGTGCAGGTTATATTGTCATCTCCGTTACTTAGACAAGCGGTTGCCTTTACATACACTCGCCCACCTACTTCTACTACTTCGTCGCTTAACATTAAAGCGTATCCGTATTTATGGCAGATAGGTTTTGCTGCTTCGATTATATCTTCTGCACTTCGGTATTTGTATTTAGCAAAAGCGTTAAATTGGTTTTTAGGTGCTTTTAATTCCTGTTGGATTTTAATTAAACTCATTGTTGTTTTTTTATTCGGTTTCTTTAAATGCTTTTTGTACTTCTGGATTTGTGCTTAACTGCTCAAATATAAACTCATACCTTTGATTTTGAAATTTTAAAGGTACAATTTCATTATACAAGCTATCTGATTTGGACTGTATTGCAGCCATTTTAATCTTCATATTATTTGTCTGCTTTATTATAAACACAATTAATAAAATTATAATAAATAGTAAAACGATAATTAACTTTTTTATAGCTTATAGATTTTGAGTGTCAATAGAATAGTGTTCTAAAATTTCGATAATCGGTTCTTGCCTTTTCTTTAGGCTAAGAAAATACTCGTATGCCTGAGAATAATCTAAGTACATACTTGCGCCATCGTATTTGTTATCTACTAAAGTATAATAAAAAATAGTTCCGTCTGGCTTAGTTTCTTTTACAAATTCAATCTTCATATAATTCGGTTTTTAAAAGTTCAAGTTCTGCATTGTTTTGTACCCAACGAGTAAACGTGTAATCGTCATCTTCGTAATCGTAGTTTTTAGGCAGTAATCTGGGGTCGTTCGGGTTTTGTGTACTGCTCCCGTCGTGCAGTAAGATAGTGCCAAATCTCTCGAATTGGAACTTCTGGTACGTGGTTAAGTGTGTCATTTGTGTTTTGTTTCAACAAATTTACTACAATTAACAATACGAAGTACAAAACTATATAAATTATTTTTGCAACATTGTTGCATTTGTACGTAGGATTGTACGGATATACGTACAGATAATGTGTCATAAAACGCACTTTAACGTACAAAAAAGTGTCGTGTAAGGGACTTTTGCGACAAAAAAGTGTCACATAATTTTACATAAAGTAAGGGTAGAACTTTACAAAATATGTAATAAAGTTTGCCAAAGTAGGAAATAAAATGCAGCCAAAAGTAGTAGTATTACTACCTAATTTAAGAAAATTTTAAGCGTTCTTTTGCCGTCTTGATAAGATAATTCAATCGATTTGAAGTCCCCAAGCTCTTGGTATAAGGTTAATATCCTACCTATTGGGTAATCGTTTTTAGCGTGGTTAATTACTTCTAATCTTGTAATTTCTGGCTTGGTTTCGTTTTCCATTTTATAAAATGTTGTTGTATCTAAATTATAATAAGTTGCACTTTAGAGCAACTTTTGAAAGTAAAGTTTGTCAGAACCCCCGTAAGAATACTCTGGAAGGTAAAGCCTAAAGCCACACGCAATAAGATTATTTGCAGAAGGGAAGTTGTCTAAGGTTGTGTAAGTAATAGCTATATGGCAAAAAGTAGAAGCTGCCTTTAACCTGGTTTTTATCATTCGCTTTTGTATGCCTTGACCTCTATGTGATTTCTTAACCCACGCACGATTGAAAATGCAGATGCCTTTGCTATAAATAGAACCGCAATAAGCTACAATTTCTCCTTGATCTAACATAACCCACCATTCACGATTAAACTGGAACTCATCTCCGCACCCCTTAAAGTTTGGGTTTCTATAATCTAATTCCTTTAGCTGCTCGTAGGTTTCGTGATCTAATACGTTGCCGAAGCTAAATATCTTTTTGAGGCGCATTGATTAACATAATTTTTTTTAGGTATAAACTTAAATCTAAGGCTTCTTCGTAAGCATATAAAAGCCAGTCATCTTTTTTTAAATCAGTTCTATCTAATGTTGTCTTGTATTCCTCTTTGCCCTTCGCTTCACGTCTACGCATATCTTCTATTACGGCTGCTAATATCTTACTGTCTTGCATATCTGGTTGTGCATTATCACTCATTATCTGTCTGTTTTGGTGTGCATTTTATGACACGTTTTACATTGAAGTTGTACCTTCTTTACTCCTGTTGTTGTTGTTCTCCTGTTAGCAATAACTAATTCATCGCTACCACACTCAGGGCAGCTACCTCTATCCGCTCCGAATATAACTCCATAATGTGTTTTTGGCTCGATGTGGTTTTTAAGTGCGTTAAATACTTGCTCTAATAACACAACATCTTTTTGGCAGTACTTAATCATTTTAGCCATTGCTATCTTATCCTTATGCAGCACGATGTCTTTCCATAAACTATATTCGGTTTTGATTTTAGTGCCAATGCCTAAATAGTCAGCTATGTAATTAAGTTTGTTGCTATTAAATCTAAACTTAGACCTTGCTACCTTTAGCGTGTCGATAGTTGTGTAAGAAGGGAACATCGTTATGCCGTGAAATAAACATCTGGTTCTAACCCAAGGCAAATCGAACTTGTCACCATTATGCCCTACTAACTCCGAAGCACTATTGGCTACTTCTACAAACTTCTTAAGCATTGCTTTGTCGTTCTGCTTACTATCCCAATGCAAATAATGTACTTCTTTTTCGTCTTCCCACTTGTAACAAATACAGATTATTGCTCGTTCCTTGATTATGCTTTCGGTTGATATGTTTAACTTGTAACCTGCACTCCAAAAAAAACCGATGTTGGGCGACGATTCCAAATCGAAGTAAAGTCGTTTGCGTTTTGATTTTAGCATTGTTTATTTTTGGCTGAATTTATCTATAGTTGTAGTACCCATAGCAGCTATGCAAATAACCATTACGGCATCTACAAGTTTATCCGAAGGGGCAATTTCTTGATGCGTAAAGCTATTAGCTAATAATGTAATGCAAATAAATAAAGCCGATAATAAAGCAATTACTCGCTTAGTAGATACCGAACCCCTTTCGTCTGCTAATAAATTGGCTAACCATTTCATAATATATATTTTATTTTAGTAAAGAATTAAATAGAGCGAATTTAGTAAGCCTATCTTCAAGTCCGTGAGTACCCCCGTTAATACGTTTGGTAAGTGCAATAACGTCTTCTTTGTCAGCACCGCCATCACAAATTTTCCAAAGGCTATTCCTTTCAAAAAAGAAGGCAGCCGACATTAAAGGATATTTTGTTGCTACTAAATCTGGGTTAGCTAAAATGTCATCTGCAACCGATTTGTCAAACTGGGTGTAATTATCCTTGCCTGTTAATTGAATATAGCCACGACCTCTAAACTTCCAACCATCGCCACTCGCTTCGTCGCCATTACCCATTCTGGAACTATAAACTCTATTAGCTATCTTCTCAGGTTTCCTTTCGTAAGCAAGGGCAGTAGCATCATCTTTAAAGTACTTGCCAAAAATAGACCTTAGTCCTTTAGCACCATAGTTAAGATTCTCAGTAACGGCTTTAAAGTTTCCGCTTTCGTGAGCGCATTGAGATAAAAAATGTGCTAACCTTATATTACTATTCAAGCCAAACTTTTCAGTAATTTGAGGTATCTGCTCTAATACGTTTGCAGGTATCTTTGTTGATAATGCTTCTAAATTCATATTAATTTATTTGAGAGTATAAAAATAAAGTTAGCATAGCAAACAGAACCGAGTTAAGCCTATGTAGTTTTATTTCAAAATCTACTGCCTTTTCGTACTTCTCGTATATAGCTATGTTTTTATAATATCTATTGCGATAGTCGTTTAACGTATCTATTGCTATTTTATTGCGTATTGTAAGCGTGTCCTTTAGGGTAAGTAAGTCGATGCGAAGGCTATCCCTTGTCTTAATATTTGCCTTAATTAAACTATCTATTCGGGTGTTCTGGTAACCAACTAAATTAGTCAGGCTATCAAAAGCGTTGTTAATCTTTTCGCCTTCTGCTTTACTAATTAAAATCTTATCCTCGCCACCAATCTTTTTAACGTATTGGGCGAAGCTTAAACTTGGTGCTATTAGTATCAACAGAATTAGCAGAGTCCAATTTAGCTTTAACTTCATTTAGTTCTGTTTTTAATTCTTTTACTTCTTCTTTTAAAGTAACTATCGTTTCAACTGTCTTCGTAATTACCTTCTTGTTATCTTCAGACGCTATCACTTGCACCGAGTCACTTTGCACCTGGCTTTGTTTTACCTTGTCTTGCAACTCTTTGATCTTATTGTCGGGTTTAACTCCGCAACCTATCAATGCAACCAGTAATAAATAACGCATTACTTAAAGCTTTTAAGTGCTTTTAGGTCTACTGCCATTTCTAAACGAGCCGTACTTGCTGCGTTGCTGCTATCACTTTTACGCACCATTTCATACAAAGCACCAATCTTTTCGTCTTGCTTATTATTGTTCTTTGCGTTGTCAATATACAAGTAGCTGATGCCACAAATACACAAAAACAACATTCCGACTACCGGGTTTTTGCTGAACTCTTTGAACGAAATAGGTAACGGGTTAGCCGATACGTTTACGCTTTTTGCTGCTTTTGCCATTTTATTTACGTTTCCAAAAGAATAAGATTAGCGTAATTATCAATATAAGCGCGATTAGAGCCTTATAAAATTCGCTGAATGACTTATCCTTAGTTTTAATTATCTTCGAAATTTGAGTGGTTTCTGTGCGATTAAGAGCCATTGAGTCCGTCTTGCTCTGCTTACTATCTGTCTGTTTCTCTTTTGAACCCCTTGTATATGTTTCGGTGTACTTAGGTACTGTAACCATACTATCCTTTGTAAGCCATAAGGTATCGTAGTAAGTTATCGTTTTGGTAAAATACTCTTCCTTTTCTACTACTTTAGTAACGCTATCAAAAACCACAACCCTAACTGAGTCGAAAGTTTTAACAACAGTGCTATCTATTTTCTCGGTCGCCTTCTTAACTGAAGCGCAAGACGTAAGTAGTAAAGCTAAAAGTATTAATCTCATTTTAGTTTTTTGGTCATTTTGTAATAGTAGCGAATAGCCATACCGCCAGAAACAATAGCCACCAAACTTGCAATCAATGTGAATAGTGGTTGAATACTTGTAATGCTTAAAGTAGCACTAATTAAAGAAACGATTGTTGATTGGTCTGCTTGGTGGTTATTTGCCATTATAATTCTTCTTCTTCTTGTTTGTTAAATTCTATCCCGGTAGTCCAAATATCTAAAAAGGTAAAGTCCTTAAGTCCGTCTTGGTTCACTACGTTAATTATTTGAAAATCAAATTCTTTATCATTTAAAGCCTCAATATCTTTTGTAAGCTTCTTGATGCCTTCTTTTGAGAATTTAAAATCTCCTTTTTCGTTTAAGATTAAAATACCTTTTTCGTCTACTGAGGCATTATCTAAGCGAAGTTCCTCAACTTGTGAGTTGTATTCTTCGTGATACTTTTTAACCTTCTCATAAACTTTTACCAACTTCTTGGCTACTTTTGTTTCTTGGTTTCCGATTACTGAATTAATGCTCTGCACTAATTGTTGTAGTTGTTTGTACTTCATTGTTTGTTTTTATTTGTAAAGATAATTGTGGATTGTTGAATGGCAAAGGTAATGTTACAATTTTTGGTGTAATTTGGTCAGCTATCTGGCTATCTAAGTTCGCATTAAGTGACTCAACATCTAAAATGCTTTCAAGCCAACCGCATACCATTTCATAAGTAACTTCTTCGTAAGGTACAAAGTCAGCAGGGTCAGGAGAGGGAACGCTTGAAGCTCCATAAACTTCTGCAAAATAAGTTTTATCATCTTGCACTTGTTCTGCTTGGTATCTCCAATGTATTACGCAGATTACGTCTGTTAAACCTTCTGCATCTTTAGGGTAACTGTCTAAAGAGCTTACAACCCATTTGTAGTTTGTTGCCATTTTTTATTTGTTTTTTAAAGTGTCTAATTCTGCTTTTAATTCTTGTATTGCTTTGATAAGTACAGGAACGATTTTGCTATAATCTACTCCTTGCATTCTATCCCCGTCTTTTATTCCGGTAACTGCATTGTTAATTATTGATTGTAATTCGTGAGCGATAACACCATAAGAACGGGTTTTATCTGCTTTCCATTCGTAATCGTATGTCTTAATCTTAGTTAATAAATCAAGACCATTAAAATCTTTTAAGTCAGTTTTTAGTCGGTAGTCAGATGCCGTTGCATAAGTTGTAGAAGAACCATTAGTGCTAATCCCACCAACATAAGTACCATTAACAAAGTGTGCAGTATAATCTCCCGAAGTATAACCTGAAGCTTTAGACCAATATTGATTTGAGTTATTATTAACTTGAGAAGAAATTACACCACCGCCAAGTGATATACCTACATTAACAGAACTACCTGTAGTAAGTCCTGTAGTCGATGTCGTTCCCACAAGTATATCACCACCGCTTGTTATTCTCATACGTTCGGTGTCATTGCTCCAAAACTGAACAGAGTGATTAGATTGTGAGCCAAATATTATAGCAGATAAATTACCTTCTGCCATTGCTAAACCTCTAACACTGTTGTCAGAATTTGTTAAGTATAATAAACCACCGCCTGTTGTAGTAGGTGCAGCCAAATGTAATATGCGATAGTTAGTATATGCTTGTGGATTGCTTGTACCTATACCTACGTTACCGCCTGTTGGGTTAATAACAAATGCTTTTGTAGAAGGCTTAAAATTAAATATTGAATATCCGTTTGTTTCGTTATATACTTGGAAAATGTCATTGTAAGTACTCATTGATACTTTAACTGCACCTGTACCCGTATAGTCCGCAACAAAACCTGCTTGTGAGTTGTTTGTATTTACAAAACCTAAATTGGTTAATGACGTTATATTACTACTTGCCGTTACACTACTTGAGAATGTAGCTGCTCCTGTAGAGGCTATTCTTAACCTCTCAATAGGATTTCCGCTTGTATCATCATTAGTTGCAAATCGTAAACTATAACCTGAACCATCATAAGAATATCCTATATCAACTCCATAAATAGAAGTATCATATCCTGCCAATAATGATTGTATTGTGCCTGATGTATAACCACCCCCAAAGCCCGTATTTACTATTATATTTTGATAAGCATAATTTGACTGTGTAGTCATTAAAGGTCTACTAATATAAAACAAATTACTAAACCTACCCGTACCCGTTACATCTAACTTATATGTATCATTAGTATTTCCTATTGATAAATTACCACTCGCATTTAACGTCATTGCTTGGGTAAAGGATATAGCGTTACCTGCCGTTCCTGAAGGAGCGTTGTACCATTTATGAACTCCTGCTATTAAATCATACCTTGCTGCCGCTGCGGTAATTCCATAAGCCCAACCTGTAGTTAAATCACTTGTATTTAAATATGCATTACTCGTTATGGTTGTTATTTCATTACTTACATCACCCCAAATTGCATTTCCAATAGTTCCTATTTCAAAAGCTTTACCCCTCGCCCACGCACTCGGTGTAACTGCTAATCCTAAATTTCCTGAGTTAGTTAGTAACATTGCTTGAGTATAAGTTGCATTTACCTCAGCAGTATTATTTGCAGTAACTTGAAAAGACAATCCAACTCCACCTATTGCAGCATCTCTGAAAGCCTCAATTTTTGAACCACCACTAACTGTTGTTCTTATGAATTCAATACCACTTTGAAATAGTGAACCTGACAATGGGTTTACTATTTTTAGCTTAGAAGTTGCAGCACTCCCATTAATAGTAACATTTGTTCCGTCATCTGTAATCGCACTATTCCCTATTGTACTTGTACCTGTAAACTTAGGTAGGTAGTTAGTAGTACCTGTACCGGTTACGGGGTTTGTTAAAGCACTTTGCTTATTGTTAAACGTAGTCCAATCGGTAGAAGATAATAAACCTTGTTGTGAGCCACTTGCAGTAGCAATAGCTAAAGTAATAGTTCCGCTTGTAGTAATAGGAGTTGAGCCAATAGTTACTCCGCTTGTTGCAGAAGATAAACCTACACTTGTTACAGTTCCTACGCCTGCGCCACCTACTAAAGCAATCGTTCCATCTGCTCCAGGAAGCGTATAAGTATAAGTTCCGTTTGTTAATGTGCTATCAAATCTAACTTGATAAAAAAACCTTGTTATTCCTGAGTTACTAAACTCAGCACTACCATCTGTTAAGATTTTAAAGCCGTTAAATACTCCAGAGTTTTGATAACCTAACGCACTAAAAGTAGGTGTTACAATTAATCTACCTGAAGTAAAAGGACTTGTTTTACTTGATACATCAAATGTTTGCCCGTTTATATCTATATCTTTTGCAGTAGAACTTAATACCATAGGTAAGTAAGTAGTAGCTGCAGCCGATGTTGTTAAGTAAGTATTAGTATCTACACTGCCATCAGCTTTTAAAAACTGAGTAGAAGTACCACCGCTTTTAACTAAAGTAGTTGCGTTTAGTGTACCTACAATCGTTGCAGCGTTACCCGAACCGCTTGTCTTGTTTATGTATAAGCCTTCGCCATTACCACCCTTAGTAATATTTAAAGCAATACCGCCACCGCTTGAATGGGTTACCTCTAAAGTATTGCCACCGCCAGAACTTGTATAAGAACCCCTTGTAGCCGTGATAAAATCAGCCGTTAAATCAAAAGTTCCTAAATCTACATTAGCAGTTGCGCCCGTGTAAGGTACGTAACCTGTTAAACTTGGAAAGGTTGTTAAGTTACCTGCTCCGTTAATGTACTGAGTGCTATTCCCTGCAAAGCCTAAGTTAATAGTTCCGCTTGTTGTTATTGGACTTCCCGTAATAGCTAAAGCATCGCCACTTCTTGTTACCGCTACGCTTGTAACTGTACCCACCGCACCGCTTGAACGCTGCCAAATACTTCCGCTATATATAGTATAATCACCCACCGCAAAAGTGATAGGACCAGCACCAAAGTTTACTGTACCTGCTACGTTACAAATATAAACGTCGCCCGTATCGCCCGTACCATTTGCAAGTGTTGGGGTGTTAGTAGCTGCATTCCAAGTCCCCTTGTATTCCATAATAGAACTCGGTAGCTGACTTATAGGAACTTTACCGCCACTATCCAAAGAAGCATAACCATTACTTACACCTTTCTCGCTTCTAAGCTGGTAAGTGTCTAAAAGTGCTTGTGAAGGGAAAACCTCAGTATAAGCCGAGCCGCTCCACAAATAAAGTTTCTGCGTGTCTTTAGCGCAATAGATAACGTTAATATCGCCCACAACTGGGAACGATGCAAGGTTAGTATAGAAGCTAACTGCACCGCTAAATATCGCACCTAATTGTGCAAGTGTAATCTTCTTACTTACTCCACTAATCGGGTCGCCTATTATAGTTAAATCGGTGCTTACAGGTGCTAACTCGGTTGCTAATTGGTTAATCTTTTTTCCTATCATCTTAGTATGTATAAATAGAAGGCACTTGGCATCTATCGTTTAAGTAAGGTAATTCCATTGTAATATCTATCTTAACTCCTGCAAGATAGTCGGGGTCGCTTTCAGTAAAGTAAGTCAATGGAGCGGTATCGCCAATATCCCAAATTGCTTTAGGGTAACGAAGCTGCGCTACAATATCTTGACCTACTAAAGTCATATCACTAAGTACTTCGGTTTCGTTGGTTTCTTCCATTAACATTCTGTCCATAAAATAAAGGCTAAAATTATAAGTAATATTTTTAGCGTTTATAGTCGCACCCGTTAGCGTGTAGAACATAGCAGGGTAAGTAACCTCTCCGTTGCTTAAACGTTCCCACACATCTCCAAAATAAACAAAGTTAATTTGTTCGTGGTCGTTTCCGAGTGTCGTTATTTGCTTTGTTATTTGGTTTAACGTCAGGCTCATTCTTAATTTTTTCTAAATAAACACGCAGTTTATTTTGGTTTTTAATCGTTGTTACTTTACTCATAATTAGCAATCACTACAACCTCTATTCCCTTGGTATAATTCCTCGAAGCTTTTACCTGCGCAGCAATCAAAATCGCCAAGCCAAATGCTCGTTGTGTAAGCATCGTTCTCAGGGTGTATTGCATCAATGCCACTTCCAGGGTTCAAGTACTCAGGGTAAGTTGTAGAATATTCTTTTAAATATTTAATCATTCTTTGCTTGTAGAACTCAGCACGGGCTTTGTATCTATTCGCCACGTCTATCATATCTTGCATAGAAGGCGCTTCTGTATTATCGCCAGTTTTTCTTAACAAACCTTTGTTGTAATATTGAAAAGATAAACCAATAGGCATTTCGCTAAGTACATAATGCACTAAAGTATCTGCTATATAATTGTCTAATAAAAGAACTTCGTTAGCGTTTAAGTTGTTAGCCGTAATACCTGCTTGAAGCCTGTTGTATAATGCGCTACCTAAAGCCGGTAGTATATACATATCCTGAGAAGTTTTAATCTCAGGTAATACAAGTTTTTCGTCTACGTTAGCGTGTAAGCCAGAGCGGTCTTTAATATTCTGTACGCTTATAAATAATGTGTTTAAACTCATTTCTTATTCTTTTATTTTCTTTTCACGATATTGCTGCGCCACTCGTGTCTGCAACTTGGACTGTGTGTATTTGTACCTGGCTTAGTGTACCAACCGCCTCGCCTATCCCATACAGAATAGCCAAGCCTTGCACTCATTTGTTCTATATCGCTACGAGTATAAAACTTATTAGCAGTTACTAAGTATTTGCAAAAAGGTCTGCTTGTATCTAAATCGCTATCATTAAAACCTGCTTTCCATTCGTAAGTGTAACGAATTAAAATCTGCGTAGTTTGTGGCTTGATAGCTTCAACAATTTTACCAATAGGTGCAGTTAATTCTCTCTCGATAATAACGTTGCTATCAATTCCCTTGCCTTGCTTTACTTCGCTTGTCTTAATAAACCCCTTCTCGATTAATAGATCAATAACACGCTTAACCGCTCCAATGTCTTCTTTTAAAGTGTCAGCAATTACCTCTGGAGTAATACGCTTATCCTTTACGATTAAGTCCAAAATATTGCTTTGTAATTGTGTTACGTCTGCAAACATTTCAAAGTCCGCATCGTCGCTAAATCTTGATTTGCTTTTAAGAACCTCGTAGTTATTTCTGTCCTCTCCAAACTCAAAGAACACTTGAAAATCTTGTTCACTAAATTCTAAATCTTCTGCACCTAACCAGGTTGCAACTTCTTCGTCGCTTAAAGCATAACCGCCTTTAAGCATTGAACTTGCTTGTTCTCTGGTAATCTTGCCCTTGTTAAAATCACGAATTATGCGCTGCATATTTTGCCATTCCCTACCCTTTAAACCTTTGATGTGTTCGTTAACACTTAAAGGACTTGCTGCCATTGGTTGCTCAGTTTCGGTAGGTATTCCGTACTGCGTTGGGTCAATACCAAGCTTTTCTAATATCCATTCTTTTGGTGCTACTTCTTTAATAACGCTTTCGCTAAACTCAATACCGATTGGGTCGGTAGGCATAATCTTTAATTCCTCAGTAAGACCTGCATAACTGCCAAGCATATTAAATACACCCTCAAGTTGCATTTGCTTATAACGAATATAAGTATTGTTAAAAATCTCGTAGCTATCACGCATCTGTTGTCTGCTACCTAATTGACCTGGTGTTGCGATACCGAAAAGGTCAGGGCTTGTAATCTGGTGTCCGCTAAAAATGTTAGTTTGTATTAACTCATCTACACGTCCAAAATCTTCTTTAGTTAGATCACTTGCACCTAAATCGTCAACAATAGGCTTACGAGTTACATCGTTTACAAAAGCAAGTAAATACTTCTTGCCGTCTGCACCCGTGTACATATTGTCGAACTGTCTGCTAACCGCACGTTTCTCGTCAGGGCTTGGCTCTCCGTTTGGTAAAGTAATAAGTTTACTGGCACTAAATCCTGTTTGAGCATTACCTAAAACGTGCTTACTTACTTCAACATCACTTTCAATATAGTTAAGCGCACCAAAATAACCAGGTAGGCTATAAACGTTCATTCCTGGGCGATACTCTTTAACGTAAAGTATCTGCACACCTTGTGGGTTAGCAGGGTTAAACGCATTGTATATCTCAGCTTTTTCTTGATTGCGTGTAGCCTTCCAATCTTCTTTGTACCAAAACTGAGTATTGTCTTTGTTAGTTCTAATCTTTGTATAATCACAATGCCACAACTCAGCTACCTGACCGCCCATTACTGACCAAATAACTTGGATATAAGCACCGCCAAATAGTTCTAAATCTAAAGCAACCTTTTTAGTAAGGTCATTTAGGCTCTCTTCTCTATTAACTTTTTTAACAATAGCATCCTCTCCTGCCCATCCGTTCCCTACAATATAGTTTACTTTGTTTCTTACAATAGCATTATGCTTTGCAGATTTGTTAAATAGGTCTAATAGGTATTGAGGATAGTCATTATTCTGACCATACTGCATATACCCTTCGCCTTTTTTCTCTTTATATTCAGGCTGCTTTGCTTCCGCAAATGTCAATACTTGTATTTCCATTATTGTCTAATTGTGAATGTGCTTGTTGTTTCGTATTCTGTGAATGATATAGTAGTTCCTGAAAGCTCCATAATGCCACTTTCGAGCAAGTTTAAGCCTGTCGGGTCTGTATTGGTAGTACTTGTTTGTTCGTAGATTGTGTATGTGTATTGCCCGTTTAAAGCCGTATTAAAGTAGCTATTAACTACAATACTAAACTCGTTGTATCTATCCTTATAAGGACTAATATCCGTATTGTTTAGCTTAACAAATTTAATGTCCGTATTCGTGCTTCTATTCTCGAAAACAAATAGATAGTTAGGACTTGTAAGCGTTTGCTTCTCAGTCAAGGTAAGTATTATATTTTGGGTTTGCCCCTTAGTTAATCTTATCACAACTATAAATATAAACTATTGCGATTGTTTGCAAAATAAAAAACCCCCGCCTAATTAAAGACGAGGGCATCTATATACAAAACCAAAACAACCTAAGAGCCTGCGGTAGTTAATTGACCTGCCACAGTTGAGTTAACTTCTGGAGCAAGGGCTGGCTCAGCACCTGTAAAGGTAAGAGTGTAACCGCTTCTGTCTCCTTCAGCCGTACCTGTACCTGCGCTACCGCCTGTAAGGTCTAAGCCTCTTTGTTTTCCTAAGTACCAGTATTTGCCATTGTTATCTTTGGCAACCGCTACTAAAGTGTTTTGAGCTAACAACAAGATTTCGTTTCTTGTGTTCGCTTGTAATTTGTTTAATACTATGGTTAATTCTGGAGCATAAAAGATAGTACCATTTTGTACGTTTGCGTTAACATTCTCAACTAATTGAGAAGTGCCTTTTACAAGTTCGTACTTATAGAACTTCTTGCCAGATGCTTTTACTAAAGCAGTGATAACACCACTTGCCTCGGTAGTTGAGGTTACATCTGAAGATGCCATAAAATAAACCTCAGTAATTCCGCCCAATGAATCTTTACAGTCAAGGGTGTAATTTTGAGATAATGCGCAACTCATTTTTATTAAATTAAATAGTTTGAAAAAATGGGTAGGTATATTTCAACCTACCCGATAAATTATGCAAGTACGAAAGAAGCTACTTCGTCTGGGAAGCTTATGTTAGTACCGAATTTGAACTCTGATACAAATCTAATTTGGTCACTTTCTCTGGCATAAAACACCTCGAATTTTTCTTCACCATTTAGTAGGTCTGTACCTAAGAACATATTGCTTAAACGCATAGCGTAAACTTTGTTAGTTCCGTTAAGACCTGCAACTGCAATAACTTTAATTGTAGTACCCGGTAATACAAATTCGCTATCAGCTTTTACATCAATTTGATAATTGAAAGAACCGCTATTTTTAAGAGCGATAGTGTAAGTACGGAATAAATCTTGACCGCAGAAGATAGTCATATCATCAGCAGCTACAACTTTTGCAGGGATTGCTTTGTAAACACCATCAAAGATAGAGATTACGTTAGCAGCAGTAATGCTTGATAAAGGAGCGCCAGAAATGTAAGTAGAAGCGTTTGCAGCAACAACACCTGAAGCAGCACCGATTAACTTAACAAGACCATCGAACTTGTTTAAGTTTACGTTTACACTTGAAGTGTCACCTTGCCAAATAGCAGTTTCTAATTGAGCAGCGATTGTCTTAGCTTTCTTTTCAGTGTACTCTTGCTCAAAAGGAATAGAGTCATAATAAGAACCAGTAGGTAAAGCTTTTTGTAAATACTTTGCTTCAAGGTCTTTAGGACATAAAGCTTCGTTTACTTTAATTTTACCAGGAGTTACAGTACGCTGAGTGAAGGTAGTAGAACCAGAAGCATTAAAGCCACAAGAAGCACCATCTTGGAAGATAGCGTCTGTTTCCATAATGTTGATTTTTTCGCTTGACTTTACACCAACCATAACGTTACCTGCGCTCTTAATAAGAGAAGCAGTTTTTGCACCCAATACAGATGAAGTTACAAGTAGAGCTTCGTTTTCTTTTGTATAGTTTGCTAATGCAGATACATCAAATCCCATTTTATTTTATTTTTATTTGTTTAATAAAGCGTTTCTAAATTTTTCTAATCTGTCTAACTTCATTGCGTGTGTAGTAATGTTAGCAGAAAAGTTTTGTTTTGGTTGCGCAATAGGTTCAGCGTTAGGAGTTTTAGTAAGTGCTTCTATTAACTCAGCTACTTGACTAAAGCCATTCTTAACTTTTGCCTCTAATTGTGCTACTTGTGTTTTAAGATTTTCGTTTTCAGAAACTAAAGCAGCGATTTCGTCTGCCATTTTCTCATCGATTTTGTTACCCATTTCAGCAGGTACTTCTTCAGCTTCTTTTGCTTCAGCTTCAGGAGTTTCAATAGATAAGATTTTTGCAGCTTCGTCTAATACGATTTTAGTTCCGTCTGCTAATTGGTGTTCGCCCATTGGTGCAGGACTTCCGTCTTCCAATGTAACTTCTCCGCCAACTGCAAGTTCGCTAATCATAACCTTTGTTCCATCCATAAGGCTATACTCTGCGAATGTAACAGGTACTTCCTCGATAGGTGCTTCAGCAGGAGCAGGTGCTTCTACTGGTGGCATATCTTCGAACAAAGCCCTAATTTGCATAATTGCATCTTTTGCGTTCATCATTCTTTTTGTTTAAATATTAATAAAAGATTTTGTTTATCATTTAACCCTCTGCAATATTTCCTTTATTGCATTCATAACCTCTTGTTCTTTGGTAGGTTTTGTCTTGTAAGTAAACAAACCCTCTACGCTAAAGCCTTTAAATTTCCCCTCTTTAACATCGTTCCACACGCCTTCATTGTCTACTTTAAAGCTACCAAACCAAGACCCGTCGGGTGCATCTTCAAATCCTTTCATTGGTAAGATGCCTCTGCTCTCGTCTGTAATAAAACTCTCAAACATTGTTACCCCTTCTACTTGTTTATCTGGAGAGTGCATAATGTTTACGTTTGATTGGTAGCCTCTTTTGAAAAACTTTTGCGCAATCTTGAAAATAGTATCTTTAGAAAAGACAACATAGTAATCGCCATAAGTAGCATCGCTCCTAAAGATAGGCATATCAGCCAACATAAGAGGACCAGAAATAATGCGCTTGTCTTCGCTAACCACTTCAAAGCGTTGTTGGTTTTTAAAAGCATTCCAGTTCTTTTGAATAGCAGGTTTGTCAACTAATGCAACGTAATCTACTTCTGCATCGTCATTCATATCCTCGCTAATGTCTAATAAATAAACAGGTAAGTCCATACTCGTAAATATTAAGTTTTTTAAATTGTTATCATTTAACCAAATCTTGCACGTTGCTGAATAGCTGCAATACGTTCTTGGCTGCTTGTTACATCGCTTTCCACTACATAGGCTCTTGTTGCTTGGTTACCCAAAGCATTAATAGATTGTGCGCTAATATTAGTAGTTGCTGCTTGTGGTTGAGGTGGGGCTATTGGTGCGCCAGATAAACTTGGAGCAGAAATATTAGCTGCGCCACCGCCACCGCCACCGCCTGGAACTTTAACTGCTAATATTGACTTAACATTTTTGATACCTGCTGCAATAGCAGCACCTGCTGCAACTGCACCCAATGCTGGACCGACAATAGGTATACCTGCTAATGATTGGTAGGCTTTTTGAGCCGATAAATAAGTGTCAATGGTAGCTTGTCCTACTGCAAATGCCTTTCCTGCTGCAGTCTCCTTACCCATCACGTCAGACAAAGAGCCTAACAAAGCAGATATTTTCTGGGCATTCTCAATCTTTGTAGCAGTTTCCTGTTTGTCTATTTCTTCCCTTGCCTTTGCATTTGCATCTAATGCTGCATTGTATTGTTCTTCTGTTATTAAACTACTGGCATAAGCTTCTTCAACTGCAATTTGCTTTTCGTCTAATAAACTCCTTTCTAATTCTAAATCAGTAGTATTTTTTGCAATCTTTTTGTCTAAGTCAGAAAGTTCTTTTTCTGCTTGTTTCTTTTCGTCTTCTTGTGTTTTAGCAAACTTTTTTTGTAAATTTTGAAATTCAAGTTCTTCTTCTTTAGCAATTTGCGCTGCTGCATCTTCAAGCATCTTTGCATCTTCCGCTGCTTTCTTTTCTTTTTCAGCTTGATTAATAGCATCTAAATCTGAATTAAGTTTAGTCCTTGCTGCAACTATTAATTGGTTTCTTGTATCTTCTGTTATTTTAGTGTTAGCTAAAATCTCATCTTTTTCTTTAATAAAAGCCAAATTAAGTTCTGCTCTTTTTTTATCATTTTCGTTTTTGATACTTGATAAAAATACTTGGTTTCTTAAATCAGCTATTTTTTGTAAAGCTACTTTTTCTGCCTCTAACCTTTCTTTTGCTAAAGCCTCTGCATCAGCTTTTGACTTACTTGCCCCTTGTTTGTCTATATTTTGTAAAGCTAATTGTGAACCTGCTTTGCTTTCTTGTAGTTTATTAAGTGTTGCTTCTGCTGCTTTAATTGTAGCGTCGCCATCTTTTGCTACTTGCCCAGGATCAAATACTAATTTTGCAATGCCACCTGTGAACTTATCAAGTAGACCAAAATTTTTGCCTAATGCAGTACCAAGTGCATCTGCTGCTGCAAGTACTGCGGTAACTGGTAATGATAAAAAGTTTAGTAGCCCTTTTGTAAATTCGTAGTTTCTTTTTGCTGCTTCAACTTGTGCGTCTTTTGTAGCTTTAGCATTTGCAAGGTTTATTTTAGCAGCTTTAATTGCTTCGTCTGCTTGTTTTATTTTAAGAACTAAAATATCCTTTTCGCTTTTACCTTGAAGTTTAAGTTGATTAGATTGCCCGTCAATAGCGCTTAGCTTATCTTCTTGCGTCTTTAAGTTTTCTTGAGATTTTTCATTAAGTTTTTGTTGCTCATCACTTACTCCACCTACCAATTCTTTAATGTCGTCCCAATAAGCATAAATTGTACCTAATGCTACAACTAAAAGACCTATCCCCGTCGCACCAATAGCTCCTTTAATTGCTTTAAAAGCATTAACTGCAACAGTCTTCATATTTGTAAAAGCGTCTCTTAAATCACCTAACTGCTCAAGACCTTGTGATAATGCAAGTGCCGATTGAACTTTTAAAAGTGTTTTTTCTACTTCTTCTCCTTCTACACCAACTAAGCCCATCGCTCCTTGAACTGCTGAGAAGCCACCAGCAACCGCTCCTAAAGTTTGTGAAAATGCTTTAAACTTTGTATCTGGGTTGAACGCGTCTATTAAAGCTTTAGAGTCGCCTATCTGGTCTTTTAATTCAGCCGCTCTTTTTGCTGCATTTACTGCTTGTTCGGAAGTAGCACCAAACTTATCGGATAGTTCTTGTACTTCTAAAGTAGCTTCTCTTAATTGCTTTTTTAAAGAGCCTAAAGCTTGGTCTTGGTTTCCACCGACTTGTATATCAAACGTAAGTTTTTCTGCCATTATATTGTTGGATATTTTGTGTTAATTACTTTTAAAAAGGATAGCTTAGTCGTGTTATATTCCATTGGGTTAAAGTTTTCGATTTTGTTAAGCCTAAACAATACCCCGTCTATATAAACGTACTTGCTAAAATCTAAATTAAATATGTCTACTATATCAAGTAAACCAAAGCAGCTTAATAGCTTACTATCTTTGTTTGTTATCTCTGCAAGGTACGGACTATGGTAATCGTTGAACACATTAAACTCCGTAAAGTTAGCAGGGCTAAATTGTATTTCTTTAGGCGCACCAAAGTTAATATCGCTTGTTGAGTTATTAGGGTCGTTTAAATGACCTGCGTAACCATAGCTTGTATAACTACCTAAGACAGTGCTTGTATTCATTATATCCCAACTTGCAACGCTCGTTATCTTTTTGGCTTGCATAATACGGATAACGCTATCCATTCTATCCTCAGCACTATTTGTATTTGACTTCTTATAAATAGCAGGGAAAACTTTGTCTTGCCCTGTTGCTTGGTATAATACAGAAGCAGCAAATATAACTTCTAAAACGTCTGTTTCTTTTACGAAATCAAACTCAGTGTCGTAGATAAAATCGCCATAACCTTCAGTGTACTTTTTGCGGTAGTTTTCATTATAGAAATCATTGTCTTGTTTAAACTTGTAGTTATAGTAACGAGCATTTACCTCACTCATTGGCTTAATGCTTAAAGGCTTTGCACGATCTACCTTGTCAGTCCAATCTAAAGCGGTAGACGAGTTAATAGGATAAAAGTCCACATACGGAGCAATAACCAGTTCTTTATCGTTAAACTTATTTTCATATACATATAGGTTAAACATCTTAACAATGCTTAAAAAGAAGTCCCTTTGAAATATACCTTTAGGGATTGTTTGACTTACCTTAATAGTTTCTCCTAAGTTAATTTGTACTTGTGTAGGTGTGCTTGTAGTTACTCCTACGTTACCTGTAAATATTTCAATTTCCATTAACGTACCAAGTATTTCTACTTGCATAGTGTCTCCGCTATTAAACGTAATACCTTGAGCAGTAAAGTCACAATTAAGCATTCTTCTTACACTTGCATCAAAATCTTGTGAGGCAATTGGTAACCCGTTTTTTCTAAGTATTACAGTGTATGTAGGTTGTGCAGAATCAAAGAAATTTACAAAGCCCGTTAAGGTTATTTGTATGTTTGTAGTTAGACTTGCACCTGAATAAGTAAATAAAGTATTAGTTCCGTCAAGTGCAAAGCTACCTATGGTTACTAAAGTATATTGAACGTAAGGGTCGCTTGTTAATAGCATATCTCTATTAATAGCAGTTGCGCTCATACTCGTATTATTCAACGCAGTTATGTTTGTCTGGTTGTTAGGAATGATAAGCCTTTTAAATAAAGGTGTATCAAAGAACGAGCAATCGAATGTATAATCTGTACCTGCAAATATCTTTTGTATATACTCCTTAACGTACAAAGCAGGTCTAAACGTTGTGTATTGAAAGTCCTTTTTAGCTACTCCGTACCCACCTAATCCACCTGCACCTGCTCCAGTGCTAACATTCCCGTAATCAATAAGCGGATAGTAATATCCCGAACCCCCTGCGTTATCCCAACTCGCACTAATATTAGCTACGCTATAAGTATGGTCGTATGCGCTAAAATCTAAGTCTTCTAAACGTCTATTACCTAACTGGTTAATAAAACCTCCAAGCTCTCCAAACACGCTACATTGGTATTCAATAGTTTCTTTGTCTATAACTATTTCCAATATTCTTAAAGTGCCTTTAAATATCTGCACCTTATCAATAAAGATTTTGCAGTTAGCTTGTTTAGTTACGTTGTAGTTATACCCTACGTTTGGCAGTGAATTGACTGTTACATTTGCGTTGTTAAGTTCAAAGATGTACCCAAAGATTAGGTTATTGTTAGCCGTACCCGGTATGCTTATTGTTTTACTAAATGAAGTATTGCGACTACCGAACTCGCTTACGTCATCAATAGCGTAAGTAAACTCGGTAGATATATCCTGCAATAAATCTATCTTCTGTTCCTCGATGTATATTTCAGTGCTAATCATTATCTAAATTGGCTTGTTAAATACTTACCTACTTCTACTTCAATTTCAAAGTTAAATAGTTTATCTGCACTTTCTAACTTGTAGTCGTAATTTGTTACTGTTATCGTAACAGGAAAATAAGCACCAAGTACTTCCATATAAACAATAGGACTCGATACCAGTTGAGCCAACCAAGAATAATCTTGTTCGCTAACCCAATCAGAAGTAAGCTTATATCTATCTTTATGCTGAATAGCATAGTTGAAAGTCGTTTCGTTATATCTGTTATATCCATCTATGTTTGTCATTTGTCCACCTACAAGCTGCCAATCGCTTCGCCTATAAGATGCCCTTTGGTATTCGCTCGACCTTCTATTTACTAAAGCGAACTTTTTAGTGTCCCAACCCCCAAGCCTATTTAAGAACTCAAGGTTAAATTGTTGGTATTTAGGATAGCATTTATGTCTTATCTTAATTACCCTTGTCTGCGCTCCACCTCTTTTTAAATAGAAGTTATAGCCGTAAGTATCTTCGTCTATAATCGTGCCAGATGCCCAATCGTTTATATGCCCTGCTTGTAAGTTAAACATATTGAATTGACCGCCTAAGGTAATGTTGCCGCTAACTGTATTAGTAACTACATCGCCATCTGCTAATACTTCAACCCACGCAGAATAACCGCCTGTTGCTATGCGTAGGAAAGTAATGTAAAAGTTATCGCCATACTCAAGGGTTATGTTATCGGTATCACGCTCAGTCAAGAAGTCGTCGGTAAAGTTTTCTAAAAGCAAATTGTCGTAATAATCAGATAGCACCAATGGGGTGTTATTCTTTGTCAAGAACACATCGGCAAACAATGGCGGTACAAAGTTATAAGCTGAGTAACTGCCAGACGCCAAATTACTTGTTGTTATACCGCTTACTTCTTCGCCTATTCTAATATCGTAATCTACTTTAATCTTGTCATTTGAAGCTACAAGGATTGAATTACCTGAAGGCTCAAAATAGTTAGTTACAAAGCTGCGAACCATTGGGGACGCGTTAAATACCCCATAGCTACCCTCGGCACTTGGCGAAGGGAAAACCTTTGATCTAATTACTTGGCTTCCGTTTATATAAACATCATACACAAATTTAAAGTTTGTAGTTCCGCTATTAGTAGAACTTGATACAAACCAAAGGTTATCGTGCATCGACGAATAGGGTGCAGGGCTACTTGTTATTGTTATTGCCATTCTTACTCTCGTTAATTGTTTGCTTTATTTGTATTTGGACATCGCCACCTATTGCAAGTGCTATGTCTGCTATAAAATCTTTATTAAATATTTGTGCTATTGCCCTATCAAAGTACTTTGTAGAACGTATACCTTTTCTGTGAATACTTCTGGCTATAACAAAGGCTAAGGACTTTTTGCTTTCAATAGCCTTTGACTCTACTCCAAGCTTACTATATTTTTTAACCGATACGGCTTTTAATTTATTGTAACTTAGATATTTTTCTATTGACTTAATCGGAACTGACTTCTTAGCCGTGTCAAATTTATAAGGTGTATTTGGGTCAGCCTTTTCATTTGTTGTACCTAATACCCCTTTATTGACATAGTCATAATACTTTGAGGCTTCGCTACCTTGCTCGTAACCTACACTCAAAATGTAAGCATTACCAAATTTAGTTATTATAGGTTCTGCCGGGTTTGCTAACTTGCCAGAACTTGTAATATTTTCATCGTCTAATATTTGGGTAACCCTTTTATTAAACGCTTCTCCATAGATTGCAAGTACCCTTTCCAATATAGGTAGGTCATTAGGGTTGACCTTGCCAAATCCTGTATCGCCTAAGCTTTGTATAAAACCTGACTGAAGTTCTTTTATTTGTGCTTTTGCTATTCCCACGCAAATAAATATACTTAACGGATAAAAATAACTAACCACACCAAAAATGGCAGGGCTTGTTTGGGGGGCTATTTTAATTTCCTATGTTGCTCTTTGTCGTAATCGGCTTTAGCCTTTAGGTAACTAAGCGTATTTAAGAACTGGATTGTTGCAAGTTCATAGCTTTCGTCAACTGTGATATTTTCGTGGTCGGCAACAGATTTGGCGCAATATTGCCATCCAAAGTGCTGCATAAAATTTGAACCGCCTCTTGTGCTGACTCCGGACTCATTCCCTTCGACATCATTTCCTGTATCAAATAAGCCTGAGAAACTTCTATCCAGTTTCTGTATACTTGATAAAAAAAAACAACCGAATGATATATGTGAACAAAGTTCGAGGCTTGTAGGTCGGCTGCATATTCGCTATGCTTGGCTGCATCGTAGGTATCGTCTACCCATCTTCCGTACCAAGTTTTCTTTTGAGGCATAACCATTGAGGCTGCTAACTTGTGTAGGTTGCTAATTAAGTCAGTGCTAAATACCTTGCTTTCGATATATCTGGCAGCTTTGATTTGTTGCACGTCATAAACAAAGCGGTAACGTTTGCCGTTTACCTCGGTGTACTTAACAGGCTTACCTTCTATCTTATCGTCTAAAAAACTAAGTGTTGCCCTTAGATTATTGAACTGGCTAATTGATAAGCTATCTACCTGAGTATCGGTTAGGTTGTAGATTATACCTACAAGTTTACTTTCCACGTCTAAGTTAGTCCAATCCTTTTCAGGCTTTGTAACTATTGGATAAATTTGTTGGTACTGCCAAATTGTTAATTCGTTCCAAGTCATAATTTTTCTATTTCGGTTTTAACTTCTTTCCACCATTGTTTTGCTATGCAGTTTTCGTCTTCGTCAAAGCTAATCGGGTTAGCTTCTATTATTTCGTCTACTGCTATTAAGGCGCATTGTTTAGCGCATTCATAATTTATATTATGAAATTCATAGTATTTGTCTACTAAATCTTCAGCCTTTTCTTTTGGTGTCATTGTTTTTGTCTTGTTCAAGTATCTTATTGCTTTGATCTATTAATCGCACCCATACTATTGAGATAAGGGTTGCTGAGATTAAAGAACATATTATTGCTACTATCATTTTGTTTGTTTATACATATCCCTAATTTCTATTATAGCTATCGTTACTATAATTATTGCAAATGGTAAAAGTATCATTTGAATTGTTTTATCATATATACAATATGCCCACCGATGTAAGCTACTGCAAACAAAGGTAAGCAAATTGTAAAGAAGTATAATATTTTTATTACTTTAATGATACGGCTACTGAGGTTGTGCTACTCTTAGCAGGTGGGTAAACTCTGGTAACTTCGCCAGTAACTCCGTTTATAATGTCAAGTCCTTGATGCGGAACTTTTTTAAGGAACTCTTCCATATCCTTTTTGGCTTTGGCTGCGCTATTGTACTCGGTCATTATCTCGTCGTAGGCAGGGCTTTCACATTTAGTATAATCATATTTAACCCCGACCTCTCGAATGTTAAACTTAGCACTCATATACTCAAAATCCTTGCCATTAAGTACGGCTGCTTGTAATACTGCATCTTTATAGTCCTTACTTGCTTTTAAGGTCTCAAGCATATCTTCTAAGGCTTTAACCTGGAGATGCGTTTTTAACGGGTCAAGTTCCCCATTGTTTAAGCGTTCAATTAATTGGTGGGTAAACTCCACTCGTTGCTCTTTTGTTGTTTCGAAGATTTGTTGTAATTCCATTGTGTTTATTGTTTGGTTATATAATCCGTCTTGTTCGTCTAACTCCATAATGTCTATAATGTGCTGCTTTGTGTCGCTCATATTGTTTCGGGTTTATAATTATCAATATCAAAGTAGCCAATCTTAAAGCTGCTCGGCTCTCGTCTTAATCTGCGCTTGGCAGGTTCGTAGCCTTTGCTCTGGCAGTACGTTAGTATCTCTAAATATGTCGCATCTATGTTGCACATCATTATACTAATGGGTTCTGTTGCGTAATATTTGTCTATGTATTCTTTGCTTAGTTTTGTCATTGTATTGTTTTAGTGTGTAATCGGTTAAGGCTGCCATTACAAAGCCTGTTGCAATAAGCAGGAAGCAGATAGCGTAAATCATTTTGCGTATACGTCTTGAAGTTGCCCAATAAGGTAACAAGCTACTAAAAATACGGCTAATAATTGTGCGGTTTCTTTTTTCATTGTGTTTGTGTTTTGATTAAATAATAACCAAATATACAAGTTTTACACAATCCACCAAATATTTTATAATTTATTTTTGTAACCTTGTTGCAATTATAAGAAAGCATATCTGCCCGTCCCACGCTTAAGGCTGAAGTTTTGCCAAGCTAAAGCCAAAGCCATAACGGCATCGTCGTGATAGCCTGAAGGTGCTGAGTACTTAACCCCAGTCGCTCCGTATTGGTATTCAAATATCTCAAGTTCTTGGCTAATTATCCCGTCTGGATAACCTATCTTGCCTTGATGTATTGCTGATTGCAGCCCTTCCATTAGTTGCTGCTTACTTGTAGAAGTGAACTTTAAGCCTTGTATCATTACCCCTTCTCTTTGTAAGTCCTCAAGTATTGGGTCGCCAACCCCCGTAGAATCGACAAGGATAGGGCATTTAGGCAGCCTAATTATGTTTTGCTTAGTGTTATGCCAATCCATTTGGAAGCGGTCAAAATAAGCTACATTCCCGTTTTCGTCTAAACCTATTATAACTGTCCAATCGACCGACTTTGCCAGATCAATTCCAAAAGCTACAATCGGCATAGTTGTTACCGGGTGTATGCAGTTACGGATAAATTGTGTACCGAATGGATTGGCTGCGTTCTCAGCCGGGTTCGCCATATACTCCTGCTCAAATACAACCTCGGGTAGTTGCCTACGGGCATCGTCTATCTCTTGTGGGTCAATGTAAGGGTTATCGTATGTAGTAAACTTAAAGCTTTGCCAATCGGGTTCTGCTTTGCTAAACAAACTAAAGAAGTAATTCTTGCCTTTAGGGGTGCTTAAGAATATAGCCTTACCCTTATAGTCCGTTAAGGTAGGTCTTATCGAGTTTAGCCACCCGTCTTCCAAGTTAGGTATAAAGGAAGCCTCGTCTACTATTACCAGGTTGAATTTTCTACCTCTTAAATTATCCAAGCGTTCCCCTGTAAAGAACTCCACCTTGCCACCATTAGGGAAGCTGATATTTAAGTCCGATTTGTTATTAGGGAACGGAAGGCTATTGCATAACTTCTCAAAGAATACCTTAGCCAATTTATAGGTAGGTGTTATGTAAGCAACCTGACCGCCTTTAACTGCAGTTGTAATACATTTGATTTGGCTTAACTCCGATTTGCCGAACCTTCTACCGCACATAACAACAATGTACCTGGCTTCGCAGTCAAGTATCTTCTTTTGATTTATATGTCCGTTAGGTAGTTCTATACGCATTAAAGAATTGTCTTGCCGTCTACAAATACTATCTCAATCCTATTATCTGTTTGAATATCCATTTGTTCCTTTGGCTTACCATAAACACGAGTAAGCAAAGTTTCTAAACTATAAAGGCTGCCCTTCTCCAAGCTTTTACGCATAGCTGCTGCAATCGTCTTTTCAAGTATTGTTGCCTTAGGGTTATCCCATACTGTTTTAAGTTCCTCTAAGTCCATTGACATCATAGCTTGTATGGTATCGTTTATCTCAGCAAGTTTATATCCTTGCTCTTTAAGTAGGCTTACATACTTACGAGGTCTGCCGTTTGGGTTACCTGATTGTCCTGGTTTGAATGGTATTAAGTGCTCTTTGCTCATTCTGTTACGCTTCTGTTATTGAGCGGTAGGGTGGTATTGCACCCCTTCTCTTACCTGGAATGGTAAGCGCATTACTTTTATGCTTCTACCGCTTGTTGTCTTTCCTGCAAAGTTACTTTCTTTCCTTTGTACATACCTGCACCTAATTCATCAATTTTGCTGAAAGGTAGTATAGGAACTGTAATTTCACAAGTTTTATTTATTAAATATATATATCTAATTTGGAAGCCGTCAAGCATTTTACCGCCATTTTGCTTTATCCAATTAGTACCGCTTTTGCCGTTGCTTTCTTTTGTTCTATGTGCCGAACTTGTTAAGCTGCATACAACTTCTCCGTTTGGCATTTGGTAAGTACTTGTATTTTTATTTACTCCAATTAGCTTAAAGCCACTTGCTCTATAAATTGTTCCGTCTCCGCATAAGTTTCCGTCACTAAAACTTAATATCCATTTTATATGCGGTGCGTTCTTTTTAATTAATTTAATAGTAATTGCTATGCATCTACTTTCCGAATATTTAGGCAGGTATTCATCAAAAGCCATTCTATTAAGTTCTATTACCTCATTCCATTTAGTGTCCTTTACATAATGAATAACCTTTGCTTTTACCATTGGACTTCCGTAACTCAATACTCCGTGTAGCTTTCCGTCTAAAAAGCATCCAAAGTGCAGTGTGCTATTAGGCACTACCTTACCGCTATAATGGTTTTGCTTTACAAACTCATTAGCAATCTTTGCAGGTATAACCTTTACTATTATTTCTTTTGCTCTGCCCATTGCATTATGATTAAATATAAAGCGTTTCCGTTTGAGTTTTCGTTGCCCATAGTTTCTGCGTACTTATACTCTTCAGTACCTTTTATTTCGTCTATTGCGTTCTTTATTTGTGTAGCCTGTTCGTCTGCCAATGTAAAAGTCATTTGTTGGAATGGTGCTTTATCCCCGTCAGGTAAGCTAAAATTTTCGCCTAAATCTTCTACATCAGAAAAGCCAGGTATATCTAACCCCCACTCTTCTAATTGGTCGCTATCCCAATTATTAGCAAGGTCGCTCCAATCCCATTCGCCATAGCCTACGTTGTCTTTAACTATAAATTCCTTTTGTTGCTGCTCGGTTAATTCACTTGCCTTAATGATAGGTATCTCTTTAAGTCCTGCTTCCTTACAAGCCTTTAATCTCATATTGCCACCAAGCACTACCATATCATCATTTACAACAATAGGTCTTAGGTTTAGCATTTGAGGGAACTCGTTAATTGACTTTACGAGCTTTGCAAACTTATCATCCTTGATTATTCTGGGGTTGTTAGGGTTTGCCTTTACTGTGTTGATTGGTACGTTTTGTATCATAGTATTCCGTTTATTATATCGTTTGCTTCGTCTATTGCGTCTTCTTGGTCTAAGTAAGTATCTACGTCTGCTATGTGCTTATTGATTAAAGTTTCTGCCATTGCATAGGTGTAGTGTCCAATGGTGGTCATATCATCTCCGTTTTTACCCGTCTTACATACCGCAAGGAAGTAAGCTTTATGCGTAAGGAGTAGCCATATAGCGTTTAGTTTTCTCATCTGCCTTGACCTCTATAAGCTTTCTCTCTTGGCGTATGCTTGTTAAAGGACTTCTTTGCAGACCCTCTTTTGCGTTTGCCAAATTGAATTTTGTTTTTATTCTCGTTACCTTTTGCCATTGGGTATATTTTTTAAGTGTATCTCTTTTAAAAACTCTTTATATTGTTTCTTGTCTCCGTATTCTATGTGGCACTTCCTACACAAACCCATAAGGTTTTCTATTACATCTGCCTTTTTGTTGCCACCCATTCCCCTTGCCTCAATATGATGTACATCTACCGCTTGTGAGCCACACACTTCGCAAGGAATAAAGTCCGTTTTTTTATACCCCATTCCCTGCAAATATATTTGTGTGTGTTTCTGCATACTTTCCCCATTAAATTTTCCGTTGATTAATAATTAAAAAATTTAAGTATGCAAATTATTTATTGTCTATTTCTTTTAACTTATTGATTGCCCATTCAATCCCACTTGTACCGCCCCAGGCGTCAAACATTAACCCACCACAACCTTCGCTATATGGAACGTCTTTATGTTGTTGGTGTCTTTTAAACGAAGCCATACGTGCAATAGTATCTCTACTAATTGGCTCACGATTTGCCAACTGTCTTGCTCTTGCCTTGCCAGTTGCTTCTCCGCAAGAACCCCAACCATTTTTCTCAGCCCATTCTATTGCCCTCTTTGCGTTGTTAGTAGCTGACTCAGGATAGTCGGTATAGCTTTCAGCAAACTTGCCACCTGCAAGGATAGCTTTCCATACTTGCATAGCCTTCTCTTCGGTATCGTACACGCAACCGCCTTGTCCGATTTTCCATTTTCCTGAACTGCATTGTGTTACTGGCATAGTTTACTATAAATATACTTTCTGTCTAAATTTATCTCCTCAAAGTTATAGTTCTTTTTGCAGAACTCAAATAGTTTATCTCCGCTTTCCTTTCGCATATCCGCATCGCTTACTAAATCTCGTATATGTTTATACCAATCCTTCTGACTTTTAACGTAATGCACCGGCATATCTAGGTAAGGATTGACATAGCTAACAACGGCAGGATTCTTTTTTGCAGCCGTTTCTAATACTTTAAGATTTGACTTCATAGCGTTAAATTTGTTATCTACCAATGGTATGATTGAAATGTCGCTATCTGTGTAAGCTCCCATATATTCTGTGACCTTTGCATAGTTGTAAATAGTAGGGTTAAGTTTTAGTCCGCAAGTGAACGCATCTATCATTTTATCCCATACCGGCTTCTCGCCATCGTTATACCCGGCTATCACAGTTCTTATATTCATACCTTGCAACCTTTTAAAAGGATGCCTAATTAAATCTAAGTCCCTTTCGTGTGTTCCGCTTCCGGACCAGAATAACCTAATCTTGTCGCTATCTAACTTCTCGTCTCTAAACTGCTCGTCTCCATAAGGTAAAGCGTTTGGTAATATGTGAACGTTTTTATTATATGTACTTATCTCTGTTGCTAGTCTTTCGTGGGTGCAGGTGCAAAGGTCTGCAATTTCTAAATAATTAGTAATCAGTTTAGGTATGTTATTGAGCTTGTATCTTAAATACAACAAATGGCTTTCGCTTAGTTCCCAATAATCATCATTATCTACTACCAACTTAAAGCCGTACTTAGTCCTCCAAGTGTCCATTTGCTTTGCGTGTATCTCGTTAAGCATTCTGTTCATTAGTACAATATCCCACCCCTGCTCTAATAACTCATCATTAAGTACGTCTGTGATAAGCGCATACTCTTTTTCCATATGTACTATTGGCATCATTATCCTGTGAAATCCTACACCCGAATTGGCTGAGGTTATACAAAGTATTCGCATCTTATATTCTTTTGGTTGTGATAGATGTCTTGGTATTTAT